TTTTCGTCCTCCCTCGCGGCCTCGTTGAAAATGGCGTTGAGCAGCCAGCCGCGGTTGAACTTCTGGTCGTCGTCCTGTTCGCCGACCCAGATCTTGTAGGTGTGGCGCGGGTTCTTGGCCATGACCGCCCGGATGTTTTCGATCAGCGCCTCCAGCTCCTGTTTGCGGAACTCTTGGGGCGGCCGGGCCCGGTAGGCGATGAGGAATGCGTAGTTCATGCGAGGATCCACCTTTCCGTTTTGTCCTCCGGGCCGGCCACGCGGGTGGCGTGGTGGTTTTCCCGGTGAAAATCTTCCGATGGGCAAAACGCACCGCGGGTGGCGCCGATGTTTTGGATCCGGCTGACGCGGGGGAACATTTCCCCCATGCCCAGGTTGTCGCGGATCCGCTGCACCCCACCGTCCCAGAAGGAGGTGTCCCAGCCAGGCAAAAGATATTTTTCCCAGTGCTCCCGCCAGGTGGCCCAGCCCCAAGGCGTAAACCAGTGGCGGAAGTAGGCCATGTTGGGCTCGGCGTCGCCGCCGTGCTGGTTGTAGCCGGAGACGGTCAGCGTCATCGGGCTGGCGTGCCGGCCGGCCCACTCAAACCAGCGCAGCGCGTCCGGGCTGGGGACGGTGTCGTCCTCTAGATGGATGTGGTAGTCGGACGCCTCAAAGCCCAGCGCCAGGCAGTGCCGGATGGTCGCCCCGCAGCCCAGATGGTGCGCCGGAATGTGCACGGTGATGCCGTGCCCGCGGGCGATCTCTGCCAGCTGATCCGTCCATTCGCTGGGATCCAGCACGGCCGTGACGGCGTACTCGCTGACGCCCTCGCAAAACGAGAGCGCAGAGAGTACCCGCTGAAAATAATCGGGGCGGCGATGGCCGCTGATCGTCAGGGTTTTTTTCACGATTTCAGCAGACTGTAGGCCGCCAGGTTTCCGCCGGTCCCCTTGTTGTTTTGCAGGGCGTCCTCGCCCAGCCCTTCCGGTCGGATCCGGATGCCGTTGGATCGGTTGAAGTCCGGCGTGGCGCAGACCAGGGTTTTTGTGCCTAGCTCCCGCAGGCGGTAGGACATCACAAAATCGTCCGCCATGAAACGTGCCCGGCCCTTGTCGTCCAGCTGGGCAAACTCCTTGGGCGTGCAGCTGGGAAACTCGCCTCCCTCGATCAGCGGCCACATATCCTTCAGCCGGCAGGCGATCGCGCCGAAGCCCTCGATGATCTCGGCGTGGCCGAGGTGGTCGGGCGCGATGGCGTAGCCTTTCGGCCCGGTCATAAAAAACCCGCACAGGCCCAGCGCCGCCTTGTCCGGACAATTTTCCACCAGCGTCTGCACCATCCGCGGGCTGTAGAGGATGTCGTCGTCGCACCAGATGACGAAATCGTCCTGGGCCCCGGCCTCGTCCGCCGCCCAGGCCGCTCCGACAAACTTGGTCGCCGGGCCGTGGTCGCGGCTGCGGTAGATGGTGATCCTGCCTTCATCTGCCAGCTTTTGCAGCTCGGCCGGGATCTCCGGGAACCGCTCGCCCGTCCGGGCCAGCTTTTCGGGCACGGAGAGGATGATCTCGTCCGCCGGCATGGACTGGGCCAGCAGGCTCTCGATCGTGGGCAGAATAGTGTGGATCCGCTTTGGGGTGGTGGTCAGGCCGATCACGACCCGGCTTTTTTTGTCCACGGGATCGGGCAGGCGCTGGGCCGTGCCGGGCAGCGTGCCGTCATGGATCAGGGCCGCATCCCACATCAGCGGCGGGATGGGCGTCTCCGCCTCCGCCTTCACGGTCAGCAGAATATGGCCCAGTGCCTTTTCGATTGCCTCGGTGGCATCCTTGACGATGTTGAACCGCTTGGCTCCCGGATCTTCCGAAGGAGGCGTGATGAACAGATGCTGGATCCCCGCCGGATTGTCCGAGGTGTCCATGAACAGCTTGTGGGCCCGGACGCAGTGAGCCAGCTCTCCGGCGTAAATGACGGTGATCTTGCCCCACGCGGCACGGAACGCCTCCCTCTCGCAGCGATCCGCGTCCTCTTTTTGTCCGGCCGCCCGGAGGCATTGCGACAAAAGCATCTTGGGCAGGTGGCCGTACCACTTGGCGTCCAGGTTCCAGATGACGCCGGCGGGCCGCGGCAGGCTGTCCACCACTTGCAGCAGGCGGCTGGCTTCATGCAGGTTCCCCTCATCCATCAGCTGGCAGGCCAGATGGCCGTGCGCTTCCTTGCGGGTGGGATGCAGGGTGATGGCTTGGCCAAAGTATTTGCGCTTCTTGTCCGGGGCGGCACACATCACGCCCGCCATGCACAGCAGCTGGTATCGCTCTGTGGCGCCCACGTCCGGGTGTTCCAGCGCCAGTAGGCACGGGCCGATGGCTTTCTGGTACTGGCCGCGCAGGAAATCCTCCATGGCGATGTAGTACCAGTTCATCCCGGCCCCTTCGGTCTCGCTGGCCAAAATTCGTTTGTTGCGATCCCCGCTGCCCGTCTTGTTCGTCTTGGGCACATGGGTGATGCACAGGCCGTCAGCCAAGCCCACGGCCGCTTTCTCGTCCGGCTTCACCCTTTCGTGAATGGCCCGTTCCCAGTGGGCCGGCAGGGTGCCGTCCGCCTTACGGCGGAACACACGCTCGCGGCGATTGTCCCGCATGCCGCTGTTCTGCACGTCGTACCGGGTCACCAGCACGTCCCAGCCCTCGGCCTGCTTGTCCCGCTCCTCAATCACGCCGCGGTGCAGTGCTGCTTGGTTGCCTAGGAACAGATCGTCGCAGTCCGCCCAGATGACGTACTTGCCCTGGGCTAGGCTGAACGCCTGGTTGCGGGCGGCGGCAAAGTTGTCGATGTGCGGCCAGCCGGAATTTTCCGGGGCGTTGTGATAGACGGCAAACGTGCCGGCCTCGCCGGCGGCGTCCTGCAGGGCTTTCCTTAGATCGTCATGCTGCTGGGATCCGGTGGCGGCCACCACGATGACCTCGTCCCACAGCCCTTTCGCAGATTGGATGAGCCGAAAAAGAATCTCGCCCTCCGCCGGGCCGGCGATGAGAGCGAGAGACACAAGGGGGGTGTTCATGTTTTTTAGAGAGGAAGGCCGGCCGCACCCCCCGATGCGGCCGGCCCACCAGTTGGGAGTAACCCTTAGACAATACGGACGAGTGAGCTGGTCTGCCCGCGGCCGACGCCGTAGAGGATCCGGTAGGACCGCTCGTGGCTGCCGAGGCGGAAGTTGTAGTGCTCCGCCACCTGCAGGCTCAGGCCGCTCTTGGGCTCGGTCACCACGTCCACGCTGCCCGGCAGCGTCACGCCGTCGGGGATCGCCGGCAAACGGGTTGCCACGACCATGGCTTCCCGCTGGGCCACAAAGCCCTTGGAGATGCCGCTGGCCAGGCCGTTGTAGCCGTAGACCGTGATGCCCGCCACCGTGCCGATCTGGCCGGAGGCCACCACGTCACCGGAACGCTGGGCGTTGGCGACGATGTTGGCGTCGTTGAGCAGGCTGGCGTAGTTGCCCGGGGACAGGACCGCGAAGCGGCCGCCGACGGGCACCTTGTTGTTGTCCAGCGCCAGACCCGCGCTCACGATGGAGCGGAAGGTGGTCGCGTCTGCCGCCACCGTCAGGGTGGAGGCGTAGTGCGTGGTCACGAGGCCGAGGACCGAATCCACCATCGCCTTGCCCAGCGCGTGGGCGGCCTGTTCCGCAAAGCGGTTGATCAGGTTGATGTTGGAGCTGGTGCGCTCGTCGTCGTTCACCGCGTAGGTGGTGTGCTTGAATTGGTTCAGCGTCACCGTCACGTCGGTCTGCGTCACGTCGGCGGGCACGTAGCCGGCCGTTGTGGAGTAGTCCGAGGCGGACTGGATGCTGACGATGTGGGTGGTGATGGAATCCCCCTTGCGGGCGGTGGCGTCCGAGAAATCGGAGACCCCGCTGGAGATCCAGTTGTAGTTCTCGACCAGGAGCTCAAGGGCGCGCTGGGCGATGACCTTTCCGTTCGAGACGGATCCGAGTGTGTTGGGCATGTTGGTTATCCTTTTGGGTTATCGCGCCAGCTGCAGTTTTTTGAAGATCTCCGCGGCGCGGCGGGGATCCTTTTCCGCGTTGAACTGCGAGAGCAGGTCGGCACGCGAGAAAGCAGTTTCCGTGGACACTTCCAGCGGCTTGACGCCGCGGCTGGCTTCCAGCTCGATCACCTTGGCGGCGATCGCGGAAGGCACGGGTTGGGAAAGTTCCTGGGTTTCGGTCTTGGCCTCGGCGGCCACGGGCTCCGGGGCGGGCTCGGCCACGGGGGCCTCGTCCGCGGGAGCCGCCTCGATGACGGCGGCTTCGAGTTTCTTTTCCTCGGGCTGGGCGGCCATCTCGGGCGCTTCGACCACGTCCTCGGACGCGTCGGCCATCAGCATGGCCATGATGGAATCCAGCTTGGCGCTAATTTCGGAAAGGGTGGGTTCAGCCAGCTTGACCGGCTCTGCCACCGGGGCCGCCGGGGCTGCGGGCGCCGCCTCGGCGGCTGCCTCTAATTTGACCTGTTCGGCCGGATTTTTTGAATCCATGGCCTGATTGAATTTGTCAACCGGCAGGGCGCTGAACGCCGTGAACAGGCTGGCGTTGGCGGCCGGGGTGACGACGACCGACACGTCGTAGATCTCCGTGACGGAGGCGAAGCGGCGACCGTCGATCTCCCGCGGCACTCCGGAGAACGTGATGGAAAGACCAAACTGATCCGGCATGGTCTCCGCCAGGCTGCGGACGTAGTTGGCCTTGTCGCTGTCCAGCAGCGTCAGGTCGCCCAGCAGGCGCGTGCCCTCGATCTTGAAATTTTCCACATAGCCCAGGATGTCCATGACCTGGGTGGCCCCATGGCCGTTGGTCACCTTGATCCGGCCCATGGATTGGGCCACGGCCAGGGCTTCCTGCAGGCTGGTTTCGTCGACGTAAAGATTGTGACCCTTGGCTTCGCCAATGGTCAGGATGGAGACGTTTTTGAGCTGTGTGGCCATATCGGCCACGGAGCGTCAACTAAGCCTTTTTCTTTTTGGCTTTTTTTAGTTTCAGTCCGACGGCCTTGACCACCATGTCGAGCTCCTTGTCGGAAAGCTCCAGATCCGGATCGTCTTTCATGGTGAACGCCTCGGTCAGTTTCTGTTCCGGCTCCTCGCTCAAAACAGCCGCGGGTTCAGTGATCTCCACCGGGGCGGACATGTTAACGGTGACGGTCGCTGCAGACAGATCCGGGGCGGGCGTCTGCGCCGGCGGTTCATCGGCCGGAGGCGCGCTGGGAGGAGTCACGGCCGGTGCCTGCTTCTGGCCGGTGTTTTGGATTTCGCCCAAGTCCACGCCGGCTTCGGTGGCTTTTTGGCGGATGTAGACTTGCTCGGCCACGCGTTGGTCCACGATCTCCTGCCAGTCGTCCCCGCGCTCGGCGGCGATGTCGGCCAGGGTGCGGATGCCCAGCTTGAAGTCCTCCCGGTCGGCGGCGCTGTCGCGGCCGGCGTCGATCGTGGTGCGTTGCGGGGTGTGATAGACGGCCGTCCACCAGCGGTCCATGCCGGCGGGCGGGGTGAGGTCGCCGCGCTTGATGGCCTTGGCCAGCGCCCAGAGGCGTACGCGGGAGACGAGCTGGGTGGTCACGGCTTGGGAAATCTCATCGAACCGGCGCTGGGCCTGCGCCAACACGAACCGCTGGGAGGGGCCGGACAGGTCCGCTTTCCACAGATATTCGTAGGGCAAGCCTAGGCCGGAGGCGACGGCGCGCAGGAATTGATCCATGAAGTCGGACAGGTTTGGACTGGGGCGGTCGTCCTTGATCTCGCGGATCTTGCGGCCGCTGGGCACGTTCCAGATCGCCCCGGAGCCAAAGATCCGATCCGTGGTGATGCCGTCGGTGGTGGTGGTTTCGGGACCAAAAAATCCGGCGCTCCCCTCCCCCTCCAAGGCCAAGCCGATGGTGGAGGACCGCTTCACGCTGACCATGGTATTGGTCAAAATCTCCTCGCGGTCTTGGATCAGGTTGAGGCAGGTGACCAGACGGGAAAGGCTGCGCAGCTCGTCGGCGCGGTCGCGCTCGGCCAGCACGATCAGATCCGGGGATTGAATCTCGGAGAATTTGTCGTCCTGGCCGAGGTTGATGTAGTAGGAAAGCGGGCGGCCTTGTGGATTGACCCGCACGCCGTCGATGATGCGCTTGTCGCCTTGCAGGTAATCGGGCGTCTCGCAGCGGTGGGCTTCCACCATTTGAAGCATCGGCCATCCGTCGCCGTTGTCGGTCAGCAAAATAAACAGCTCATTGTCGCGTAGCATGGTGCGGGTGGCCACCTGCTGAAGTGTATTCCAGTCCAACAGGCCGCGGACGTCGCAAGCCAGCGACCAGTTGGCCAGCCATTCCTCGGTCGCCCGGTTCCAGCCCTCATCGGAGGTGCGGGATTGCATCTTAATCCCGGGGCCGACGGAGTTGCGAACCATGCAGTCAATCGCCCCGCGTACCACGGGCGAGTTGTAGAACCAGTAGCGGGCAAGGCCCAGAACCTGCTTGCGGCTTTGATTGGTGACATAGATGTGCTGGCGCTTGGTGTAATCCTGCGCCCCTGCCCGGACAATCCGGCCGAACCAGCTGCCCAAGCTCACGGATTAATCGGCAGCATGATGCCGAAGTTGGGGTAACTTACGTTACCGTTGCTTTTGGTTAGGAAATTTTCAATTTCCGCGCTGGTGGTGAAATCCTTGACGGATTTCCACGCGCTCAGGGCTAACTCGGTGATCGCCATCGGATTGATGCCCGGCTGCAGCTGATAGGAAAACGATTTGCCGGCCACGGATGCGCTGACCATCACCTTGCCCCCGTTGGTGAACGTGTTGGCCTGCCCGGCCGCAAGGGCTTCCAGAGCCAAGCGAAGGGCAACCGGATCCTTCGAAGCCTGTATCCAAAGGGAAAAAATGAGCCCACGCTCCACGCGCCCCTAGCGGTGTCAAGCATCGGGCTTCTCCATGGCAGCCTCGGCGGCAATCACTTTCCCGTAGACGGCAAAGCCGGCCAGATAGGTCTCGCAGTCGTAAAGATGGTCGGGCCGGTGCTTGACCCTAATCCATTCATACAGATCCTTCCCGGTCTTTCGGTTCACCCGGTGCACCTTCTTGTGGCTGGCCATGTGCTCGCGGTACTCCGGGCTGACGTCGTGCGCCACCTCCCACATCGGCCCCTGCCCCCGGCGCAGCCAAGCCAGCAAGTCTTGGCATCCTGGGCTGGACAAAAGCAGCAACTGGCAGCCGGCATCGGTTGGCTGGATGGAGCTGTGCACGGACTTGATCCGCATCCCTCTGTCCTCAATTAAGAAGTGCGGTCGCTCCTCGCCCTTGATGGCGGTCCACCCGTAACGGGCGGCGATGCGGTACGTGTCTTGGGTTTCGTACCCGGAGTCGATGGCCACGTGGCGGGGCTGAATCCGGTGCTCGGCCATCAGCTGGGCCACGTCCTCGATCGTCCTTCGTCGCCCCTCGTCAAACAGCCGGCTCGTCCCATCCCGGGCAAAGGCCCGGATGACGTACCAGTATTCGTCGATCTGCCGGTCAATCGCCGCAAGCAGGATGTGATCCTTGTCCCATGGCTGTTTTTTGGCGAAGGCCCCGGGCGGAATGGCGGCCGCCTCGTCGTCGTCGAATTGATCCTCCCAGGGTAAGGCCAGCCAGCCGTTGACGAAATTTTGCAGGCCTTGCAGGTAGTTTTTCTCGGTAAGAAATTTGACGGCCGCGTCCGCGTACGTAATCGAAGGGGAGTACAGCGAGTTTAAATGAAAAGACCGGCGCCCCGGCTCGGAATCCTCGCCGGCCGTTGCCCGCCACTCGCCGGCGCGGAGCATGGCCGTCTTGTGTCCATCGTCTATTTTCTCTCCGCATTTTTCGCATAAATAATGGGCGGTCTTTCGAACCTTTTTCAGATCCCACTTGCCGTCCTCTCCCCTGGCCTGCTCGTCCCACTTGACCTGCCCAAACACGAGCTCCTGCATTTCGCTGCAATGCGGACACGGCACAAAATATTTTTCCCGCGTCCCGGCAAGGTACTGAATCCAGATGTCTCCGGTGGCCAGGGTGGGCGTGCTTGTCAGGACGTGCTTGCGTCTTGGAAATGCTTTTGTTCTTTCCAGGGCCAAGGCAAAAGCCGCGGCCTCCTTCTCGGATGCTGGCGCAAATTTATCCAGCTCGTCGCAAACCACGACCTCGACGGGGCGGCTCGAGATGGCGGCCGGAGAGTTGCTGCCCACAAGGTTGATAGTATTCCCGGTCGTCCAGTGCATTTCCAAAATCTTCCAGCGGTCGGAATCTTCCGGAATGGCTTGCGCCACCTCCGAGCATGACCGGAACATTGGCTGAAGGCGGCTCTCGCTGAAGCTACGAGCCAGCGCCTCCGTTGGCATGACCCAGAGCGCGGCCGGCGGGTGCTTTGCTTGCCTCCAGTTAAGCCAGACCATCAGGCTCGTTGTCTTGGCCGTTTGCGACCCCCAAGCCAGCACCACCGTGTGGGTCCGCCAATCCTCCAGCGCGTCCAACACCCCGCGCACGTAGGGCGTGTAGCTAGTACGATAGGGGCCCTTGTAAGGCGTCGCCCCAGAGAGGGTGACGTTCTTTTCTGCCCACTCCCAGGCGGAAAGTTTTTCCCGCTTGGCCCAGCAGGAGCGGTCGACTTCGATCAGCTCTTGCACAACTTGGCTTTTTTACCGGTCAATGTTTCCCAACGCTTCACAATCACGTCGCAATAGGCGGGGTTAAGTTCCAAAGCAAAGCAGCGCTTCCCCAGCGTCTCGCAAGCAATCAGCGTTGTCCCGGATCCACAGAACGGTTCGTAGACGTCGTCGGTTTCGTGGTTGCGAATCGGGCGCGCCATGCACTCTACCGGTTTTTGTGTGCTGTGCCCGGTTTCGGATTTGCTTGGCTTGGGTATCTGCCAAAGGATCGACTTATCTTCCCTAATGGCGTAAACCTTTTTTGCCTGGTCCTTTGCCAAAAACACAAGCTCCCCCGGCCTGGTGCAGTCTTTAATGTTTTTGAAAAGAGTTGTCTGCGTCCTGTCCTCGGTAAATTTGGCCGTGGCTCCGTTTCGCACGGCGTACCAGCAGGGTTCGTGTTGGTGATGGTAGTTCCCCCTAGATATGACCAGCCGGTCCTTTGCCCATATAATCAAATTTCGAAGGGTAAAGTCAGCAGCGGTTAGGCTGTCTCCGACGGATGGTGAAAACGCGCCGGCGTGCCAGACGTAGGCCACGTCCCCTGGGAAAAGCTCCCAGGCCGGCTGCCAATCGGCACGGTCGTCATTAAGCACCTTGCCTTGTGCCCCTTCACCAATTCCTGCTTCCTCGCGCCAGCTTGCATCGTATTCGACGCCGTAGGGCGGATCGGTCACCATCAAAAACGGAACCGCTCCGTTGAGTAGTTTTTTAACGTTTTCTCTCACCGTTGAGTCGCCGCACAGCAGGCGATGCCGTCCCAGCTCCCAGAGTTCTCCCGGCTTAACGATCGGAGGTAAAGTAGGCTCAATGACCTGGTCAATGTCTTTTGGTGTTTCAGGCGGAGCCGCTTCCATCATGGCGGCCAGCTCGTCCATTGAAAATCCAGTTATCTCAAGATCCATCGTTCCGGTATCTAGTTGCTCGACCAAATCCTTCAGCCGCAGGGGATCAAATTCTCCGGCCAGCTTATTGAGCGCCAGGTTTGCCGCCTTCTCCTTGTCCTCCGACAGATCCACCGCCCATACCTCCACCTCTTTTTTGCCCATAGCTTGATAGCATTTAAGCCGCTGGTGCCCGCCAACGATTCGCCCGGTCCGGGCGTTCCATGTGATCGGCTGCAAATTCCCAAGCTCGGCCAGGCTCTTGGTCAGCCGGCCGATGGCCTCGTCGGTTATAGTGCGGGGGTTGTAGTCGGCCGGCGTCAGGTCGGCCACCTTCTTTTTGATCAGGCATGGGTATTCGGTTTTCATGTGCTCCTCATGGTTGCGATGATCTGCTCGACGCCGTCCTCTATGGCGGCGCTGGCAGTGGTCGGGTCGCTTGGGTTGCAACGAGCAGCGACGGCCGCAGGCAGTGCCTCCAGCAATCCTCTCAGTTGGTTGTTTCTTTTGATGATGTATTCAAGACATTCAGCTCGCCGCCAGAGCTCCCCTGTCTGCATGCGCCACCTGGCCACCTCGGCCTCGGCCTCCATCCTGGCGTGCATGACGGTGCGCCAGTTGGCAGTGGCGTTTCGCGTGTCGCGGACGTTTTTATTGCGGACGCTTTCCGCAATGACCCCATAGGCAACCATCTCGGCCTGCCTTGCCCTGGCCAATACGCCGACGGGGTCGTCCCGGCGAATGTCGTCAGGACTTGGCGGCTCTGGGGCCGGCGCCGGCAGTGTGGTTT